CGACCCGACTTCTGGCGCACCTTACGTCGGTGGCTACGGAACGCCAGCGTCCGGAGCATGGAATACTGGTGGGTCTTACGGAAGCCAATTAGGAAATTGGGATGGGAAGAACAAGCACTTCCTTGAGGTATTCATGCCGTCTTTCGAATGGAGCCAAGCCGCCTCCGACGACCATTGGGTGATACGCTCCATCAACATGAGATGGCTCTCAGTTCCCAGCATCGGTTACGACTCATCGACGGGTTGGTTCCCTGTCGGTGAAGCACATGGCATCTCCGGCTCCGAGAATTTCCCGCATCAGCATCCACAACTCAGATACCAACGATATAGCGGCTTCAATGCAAACGCCCTTGACCTATCGTGGATGACGAACGAACTCTCGTGGATGAGAACTCCACTTCCACAATCAAGGGTGATGATGCCGGGTGGTGGCGTAATGCTGAGTTTCCCTGCCATCGACGATACTGCGTCGAACCCGAACGTGAGTGACGATATTCCGGGCTATTGAGATGACTGAGATGGACACCGAAGGATGGCCACGAATTGTAGTCTGGGTAGCCAAGAAGATTGGTATTTTGATTTAGGGTGGAGCCCACCGATTCCAAGACCCCTGCGGTGACGGTTCTGTCTCGTGCGTGAAAGGCGGTTTCTCGGTGGGCTCAATTTTTTTGGTTGGGGTAGTTATTGGGATTAGAGTAGTCGGCTACCTTTGAACTCAGCCGATTTGTTCACTTCATAGGTTCAGTTCCCTCGTCCGTTTGGGGTCTGTATTCCTCTCCGTTCCTCCTATTCTATCCGAGTAGGTTCCCCCTTATCAATGCTTTGGTCCTATCAATGAAACCGCAATCTTAATAAAGAAACATCGACCCGTTCAGTTTGCGGGAGCGTGGCTCCGGTGAGGGACTGGTCCCTCGGGACAAATACACAACCTACTGTTCGCAAGACAGTTAGGTGAACCTGTTTATGTCTGCCCGAAATTGGTGGTGGACTCGTGGTTCGGACTCACTATCCGGAGAAGCGGCAGGCGTGGCGTAGGAAGGAGCCATCCGGTAATTCGGAGGGTCAGCATGGCGACCCCATGCTAAATTAGCGAACTACGCATAGGCACAAGCAAACGACCTTCCCGGCGCTGTCGGGTTAAGAGAGGCGGGGCGTTGATTCGAACCGTCGTGCGCTCATTTTGAAAGCGGAGTAATTACCGCGAGTAAATCTGGGTGGCGTGTCGTTACGAAGGTTTGTTACCTTCGGAGCCGACTAACGACGATTTGTCCCGAATCCAATAATCAATCAGAATATCAATAAAGGTGGTGCGACCGCCTTGAGACATGAAGATACCAGTCCGCAAGGAGAATCATCTTAGTCAGAAGTGGACTGACCAGAACGCACAGGGCAACGAATTCCTTCGTGCGGCCAGAATAGAAATCGCAACGAAGAAGGATTCGAACGCATTTTGGAAAGGCGAGGGATGGAGAACTGCTCCACGCCGTCCACGAAATATCGCACTTCCGTATCAATGGCTCTTCACTCAAGAAGACCTTCTGAAATTCCCGAGCCGCTTGAAGCCCGAGGCTGGAACTTGTAAGACGACTCTTGAAGTTCTGGACTACGGTTGTGGCCGAGGACAGGATGCGATGAGATTCAACTTCCAGAAGTATGACCCGAACTGGTTTCCCGATTCCCCTTGGGACCCCGTTCGTGAAGAAGGGAGATACGACTTCATCTTCTGTCTCTATGTGCTTGATGTGATAATGGACAGGGAGACAAGGGAGGAAGTTGTGAATGATATTCGAAGGCTATTGAAGCCGGATGGCGAAGCCTACATCGTGAACCGATGCGATGTGTATGCGTCTATGGAGGATGGACAGACTCACAGGAAGACTGTCGATTCATCATGGGAACTGACGAGAGTTGAAGCCGCACGGGAATACGACTGTGCTGAGATATACAGGAATTTCTTCTTCCAAGTATGGGTGACTGGCAAAGAGGGTGCGATGACTCCCGCCGGTGTGAAGGAATTGCCGGATTCTTGGCCATCCAGCGAAGAGGAATGAGGATGAAGAATGTCGTTTCAACATTCGACGGAATATCCGGTCTTCAAATAGCGCTGAATCGCCGCGGGCTTGAATACGAAAATTACTATGCTTCTGAGATTGATGAATACAGTATCAAAATCACGCAGAAGAATTACCCCAACACCATTCAGATGGGAGACATTTGTGATTTGTCGATGACCGATTTCCCAAGGGAGATTGATTTGCTGGTGGGCGGCTCTCCATGCCAAGGGTTTTCTTTGATGGGGAACCGACTGAACTTCGATGACGAGAGAAGCAAATTGCTCTTTGAGTTCGTTCGACTCAAGAATGAACTGAATCCGACTTGGTTCATCTTGGAAAATGTCGTGATGCGACAGGATATTCAAAATGCTATCTCCGCTTTGCTGGGGTGCAAACCTATCCAAATTAATTCTTCTATTCTGTCGGGCCAGAATCGTAAGCGTCTGTATTGGACAAACATTCCAGATGTTCGCCAGAAACTTGCGATAACCATTTTCCCCATCATTACTGGTAAGAGCGTCCTAACCGACCAAACCTATGAAATCGCTACAGTCAGAAAAGGGAAGAATGGTGGGCCTCGACAAATCGTCAAACCGGCTTCCATCAAATTGGGTTGCTTGACGGCGAGTTACTACAAGGGAGTCAATTCCGATGGCCGACCCGCGAAGTCGAAATTCTTCGGAGATTACGAAGCCGGAAAAATCGAAATGTTATCGCCCTTGGAATGTGAGAGATTGCAAACTGTTCCCGAAGGATATACCGAGGGGGTTTCCAAAACCCAACGATACAAAGCCTTGGGAAATGGGTTCACCGTCGATGTAATCTCATTTATCCTTGGTTGCCTACCCTATTAAACCGCTAATGTGACCTTTCTCTTGATGGCGAGGCAGATAGAGAGGTTTCACCGTATCGTGAGAGAAGCGCCTCGTGGCGTTGTCGAGATGCCCCTTGATGAAGAAGTCGAGAGGATGGCGGAGGACCCACGAAGACCTCGCTCGGCTTTTGCTCGCTGGTATTCGAAGTCGTGGGCTGAATCTCACTATGAACGAGTCAAGGGTCAGCCACTTCCGATGGCTTCGGCTACAGTTGGGATGGCTCAGAAGGAGGTCATGGAGCGCCCCCCGCACTACCCCGTCGATTGGGGGCTTGGATTCGTGCCTACATCGGCTACAATCGGGGGATATATCCAAGACAAGATGCTGACGGCTTGCTACACTTCGCTCAACGTCCCTCGACCATTCGACCCTTCACTTCACGGAACCGTCGCCGGAACAGTTGGGTTCGGTTACATGGGATTCCAAGGAAACCAATGGCCCGGAATTTACGACATTTCAACAAGGAGAGGTGGTGGACCAAGGGGCGGATTCTCATTCACGACAGGACCGACCGAGGGGAATTACCCCACGGGCATTCTTCCATCTCCGACTTTCAATCTGGGAAAACTTGGATATTCGAATGGAGGCTACAACCCCGAAGGACTTCAATGGACGAACCGACCAAAGAAAATTGCACTTCACGGATTGCGAAATAACACGGCCCACAAAGTCATGTTCGCTCGTTCAAGACGAGTGATGTTCAGAAATTTGTATGGTCCAGTTTCCGAAGATGAGGGGATGCCAAAACCGTCCACCGTCGTCATAAATGGAAATCGAAACTTGTCCGGTGTGAAATCAGTCCGGTGTTCCCGGTCTTACAACGCCCCAGCACAGGTGACTATTGAGGTCAATAGCATAGCCGGAAGGCGTTCTGGCATTGTGAAACTTGGCGACACGGTGCAAGTTTTTGCCGCTCCCCGAAGTTGGGGTCAGCCGCCATTGGTTTTCACCGGATTCATTTCCGACATGGAAGAGACTTCGACAAGTCTGAAATTAGTTGCGCTGGACACGCTCGGCTATCTGACGAAGGAAATAATTGTGAACGAATTGTCCTATCAAGAGACTGACGCTGGTGTGGTAATCCGAGACATAATTGCTGGGTCGTCCTACGGACCGCCAATAGGAAAAATCTCAACCCAGACAAGGGTGATTCTGCCATCGACTGTGAGGTTCAAGGGCAAAAGTAGGCTGGCCGCAATCCAGACAATTCTCGATATTGTGAACAATACCCCCAACAAGGTCTTGCTTCAAGTCGGAACTGACGGATTTGTGAATTTGGTTCGGTTGAGGGAGGCCGAAGATACGAACCTCGTCCCGTATGTCGCGGGGCGCTTGCCACGGACCAATGTTCCACAGGACCTTTACCCAATTGAAATCACAAGGGACGAAGGCGACATGGATTTCGTGAACAAAGTGACGGTCACAAATACCGAACTTGGGATTGAAGTCACCGAGCCCACATACGAACCGACCAAACCAAACCACATCACAATCGAAGAGACTTCGGCCACCGATGCTCCGACGGCGAGATTCTTCGCCCAGCAATTCCTCAACCAGCAAGGGAGAAGTAGCACACGCTGGAAGGTGAACGCTCTCCCAGAAAGATTCGACATTATGCCGGGTCAAATCATCGACTTCGCATCGAAGGATGGCGGGCTTGCCGGACGCCAAAGAATCTTCAACATTGAATGGAATTATTCGGTGACTGGTTCGACAATGAGTCTCGTTGTAGGAAGACAGGCGGCAGATTTGGTCGCTGTGATGAGATATGCAACCGGTGTTTCCCAATAATTAGATTACCCCCCTTTAGGGGGTAATCTATTCTAAAGAATCGAACCGACTAACCCCCTACCACCCACATAGTTCAGTTGAGTTGTATATGTTCCACCAGTAGTAGTAGTTCCATTCATTAAGGTGGGATTAGAGGGAGGGTCATGTCGGGAACCCCAGAAATTCTCTTCTCTTCCGACGGGTTCGTTATTGCCTGCCAATGGCAAAGGGTCTGGGGGCAACACAACCAAGACAGACTGGCTGGGAAAACTCCGAAAGCCCTGTCGAGGGGAGGCCCAGCCGAGACTGTCTGACCATTTCGGGTTATCTCTCGTTCATACCTCCCCTCGATAGGCAAAGGAGTTTCCATGCCAATAGTCAGAATAAATATCCCCAGCAAGAATCCACTTCCCGATATGTGGGAGAAAGTTCGTCCGGACTTTCCCATGCCATCTCCGAGGAAATACCAAGACGACGCCTTGGGGGTAATCTATTGGGCGCTCGAAAATGATGACTTCGATAACATCGTGATACAGGCTCCGACAGGAATTGGGAAGTCAGCAATAGCGATGACGGTCCAGAACAGATTCCAGTCGGCATATCTGATGACGCCAAGTTTGGGATTGACCGAGCAGTATCGAAACGACTATCCTCACAAACTCAAGGAAGTCCGAGGGAGAGCCAACTTCCCTTGCTGGGTTCGTTCTGGGAATGCCTCGGGTGCGCCTTGCTTTGGTGCGAAGAAGTCCTGTCCCCACACGAAGCGCGAGGACCCTTGTCCGTATTACGAGCAGAAATTTGCGGCACAGGATTCTCGCTTGACGCTATCCAACCCTGCGTATATGTTCCGAGTGATTCAAGGGAATTCGAGTTTCGGACAACGAGAGTTCGCTATCATTGACGAGGCCCACAATCTCGAATCCTTCTTCATGGATTTACTGGAAGTCAGAATCTCAACAAGGGACTGGCAATCCGTGAATGGCGCACGGACTCAACTACCGATGGCATATTCCCCAGCGGACTGGAAAGTCCCAATCGAAAACTTGGCGAACGGAGCCAAGCGTTTGATTGAGTTTGCTGAGAAGGATGAGGACGACAAGGCGTTGGACCGAGCGAGACAACTTCTCAGCCGATGCTCAACTTTTCTGGAACTTCTGGAAACGCCGAAGCGTGTTGTTGTTGAAACCAAACAAGAATCTGGTGGAAGGGTCGTAATTGCGAAGCCTATTCGCGTCAATAGGTTCGCTTCGGACCGTCTGGAAATGGTAGCGAAAAAGAGAATCTTCCTCAGCGCTACAATTCTGAACTGCGAAACATTCCTCAAAAACTTGGGATTGGAAAATCAGAAGACGCTCTATGTGAACGTGAACAAATCCCCATTCGATTCTGAGAACTTCAACATCGTGTATGCGCCTTGCGGGCCAATGTCCTACGGGAAGAGGGACAACTCTCTCAAGAAGCAGGTGAAGGCTCTCGCCGCAATCATGGATAGGAAGCAAGGGAAAAGGGGAGTCGTGCTTCCTCACTCTCACTACATTCGGAAATCCCTTGTCGAAGGTCTGACCGCGTTGGGATATGGGGACCGCATAGTTACCCATGATGGGAATGCGCAAGCACGGAAACACGCCATCGACCATTTCTTCACATCTCCGCAAGACGACCTCGTTCTCATCTCCACCTATGTTGGTGAGGGATTCGACTTCAAGGGAACGCTGGCCGAGTGGTTGGTCATAGCGAAAATCCCATTCCTACCAATCAAGGGTTCAGCGCAAATCGAATTGAGAATGGCTGAGGACGAACACTCATGGCGTGCGGAACACGAGAACACACCAGCCTGCCCGTATGAGGAACCGAACAAATACTCCAACGGACTTTGCTCATCATTCTCCTGTCCGAAGCCTTGCCAATCATGGTATCAGTTGCAGACTGCTCTCAAACTTGTGCAGGGTGCTGGGAGAATAATCCGGACTGCCGACGACAAGGGCGACCTTTTCATCCTCGACGGTTCGTGGGCTCGTTGGCACAGGATGAACGCTCATCTCCTTCCATCTTGGTTCAAAAATTCCATTAGGGAAGTCCCCCCGTGGCTCAAGAGGCATTTAGCATGAGTGAGCGACCCGAAGATGTTCCCAAGCATTTGCTTGCTCCCGCCCACAAGTTTGAGATGAACGGCGAAATGGTCACGGTCCCTTCTCGGCCCGTGCCTGTTTATGGCGTCGCCAAGTGGCCAAATTGCCCCGGCTGTAATGCGGAGGGGTCGAAGGAAGGCTACCTTCTAACGCCCGACGAATGGCCTAACGCAGTAGTCATCTGCGGTGCGGACGGATGCGGGATTTGGTGGGGATTGATACCACGCCCACCATTGGAGCATCATATCTTCCGAGATTTGGATGAGGAAGGCCGTAGTTAAACCTCATTTGGTATGGGTCGATAGACTCCCCCGTCACCTTCCTCGGTTGCGACGGCCCCTACCCTCCGTCACTCCCCCCATCGGGGTCTTCCGTGTATGGCGATGTTCTGCCGTTTTCCTGTTTTACGGGTATCTCCCGCCTGTTGGCCCCTACCCACCAACAGGGACTCCGAAGAGCCCTCCGTGTAACTGGCGACTGTCGCCGCCTCCAAACTAAACGAGTCAGCATCAGCACATAAACCTTTCTATTGATATAGAATTTCATTGAGAAACCACAATCCTTAATAGGGGAAACCCCCTCGTCGGTATATGAGCGGAACACCCACCTGCGGCCATTGTGGCAAGGTCGGCCCAGCGGGAGCAAGGTCGATGGGACCACGTTGCGCTAATCACGACAACCCGCCTGCTGACCACGACCATTGGGCTATGATGACCAAGAGCGGCGGAGCAGTCTATGACGGCCACGGTTGCTACAACTGTGGCGCTGAGTGGGCTTCTAAGGCAATAGTCAATGTGGGCGACGCTATAACTGGCTTCTCTATGTTCAACGGAGTTTGGTCCACATATGAGAAATACACTACTGGCAAGAATTCCCACAAATCGAGAGATAAGGTCCCAGCATATGTGAGGGACATGGTGGCTGGCGCTTGGCCTTCTGGGGTTACGAAGGTCGTGAATGTTTGCGATAACTGCCCCGTGCCTGCGGCTGATAAGGGCTACAAACCTTCTCAAGACGAGTTTGATTACATGATGAATTGGGTCTATGACTACGCTGATTGGATGATGGATGGATGCAGGGGACCTGCTCCCGCTGACCCTTACTGAATTAAGTAGGTGGTGAGTCGCCATTGGTGCATGACCGACGAGGTTCGACAATCGGCAGATAGCGCTACGAGATTCGAGGTTGCGCTTGGCGACCTTGAGGTCGGCTTGACTTTTCTCTCAGCGGCGAAGGGACGAATGGATTTCGCCCTTGACCTTGATGGGAAGGCGAAGGGGAAGGTGAACGTCCTATCTCAGCACTCGATTGCTCGGATTGATTCTGGCTTGGCCGGTGACGAAAAGAAAGATTTCACGGATAGAATGTTGGCCGTCGGCGTCGTTCTGAAAGAAGGAACTTACACACCCGCTCCGAAGGATGAGCGAAAACTTGTGGAATCCAGTTCCTACGAGGGGAAAGACTCAACTCTCGGGGCTATTGGGGCCAATACCATAGAGAAGTTCCTCCAACAGCCAGATTTGGTGGACCGAGTGAACGAAATTCTCCACGAATCAAGGGAGACTCCTTTCGTCGGGGACGACGCAAATCTGATTCTCACATTCCTCGTGATGCTCTCATGCAAAACCGGAGCGCCCTTGAATCTGGAAATGATTGGGCAGTCAGCATCGGGAAAGACATACATGACGCTGACGGCACGAAACGGATTTCCGAAATCCATGTGCATGGTTCTGGCCGGTGCGTCAAGGGAGGCATTGAAGTATGACTATGACGAGGTTGATGAGGACGGGAACTTCATCGTCAATGTCGATGGGAAGTGCATCGTGGTTTTGGAGAAGGACGAATCCGAGGCATTCATTCGAAAGATGAAACCCTTGATGAGTGGCGACGATTCAGAACTTGTCTGGAAAACTCCAATGAAGAACGAGATGACTGGTGAGATTGAGACAAGGGATTTCATCATCAAAGGCCAACCATCTTTCATCACACTCACTACTCGCAACCCAAGGGAGCAAGAGCAAATCACCCGACAACTTCTGATGACGCCCGATGTGACTTCCGACAAGGTGAACCAAGTAGTCGAGAATCAATTGCTATCGAAGGCGAGGCCAGAATCATATCAGTCTCACCCAGATGTTCAACTACTACAGGCGGCGATGCTTTCGTTGAAGCGTCACAAGGTCCGCAACATCTTCGCTCCAATCATGGCTGACTTCTTCCCAGCGAAGAACGCCCAACACCAGCGAGACA